GTTAGCATCACGCTCGATTTGGAAAAGAAGACCCTTGAACTTCTCAACTGACCAACGGCCGTTTGAGTCGGTGTCTAGGTCGAAGATGCCAGCGGTTGTGGTGTCTGAAGCGGCGCCGCGAGCAGCAGTGACGTTAATAGTACGAATGACTTCGCGGTTGATCTCGGCAAGAATTTCACCCTGTAGAATGTTGGCTAGTTCGGTTTCAGCGTCTAGGCCGTGAACGGCTTTGAGGTCTTGAGCTAGCTCCATGGTGTATTCGGCCTTGAGGGCGCGAGTCTTAGCTTCAACGGAAACCTTCTCGATTGAGAAAGCCATTTCAGCGATTGCACTATTACCTGAAGTCCCTAGGGCCTCTGCTTGTGCAGTGACCATACCGGCGGCATAGTTGTAGGTGTTGGATTCAGCGTTGTTGGCGGTGCCTGGGACGGTACCGACGTTGCGGCCGCCAGGAAGGTTGACTGTGCTGTTTCCGGTTGGGATGGTTGCGAACCCAGTGTCGGCTTCGTTGTAGAAGGCTTCAGTGCCCTCTTGGTTTGCATAGCGTGAACGCATGGCAAAGATTAGGCCAGTAGGACCGGTCATTGGCTGAACGCCGCAAATGTCATATGCGACGAGGTTCGGCATTGAACGACGAACTAGTGAGATAAGAATGGGGTCGAAGTTATCGACATTGCTGCCGGTGGCGTTGGTGTGGGCGGCTTCGCCCAGGAGCTGCTGTCCACCAAATTGGCCAGCTTCTTTAAGAGCCTTTTCGGTGTTCTCGAGAAGAACAGCGGTAACGGCACGGCGTTGTGGATCGGTGATGGGTTGTAGGGCTTCGGCGTTTAGCACGGGCTCCCACTTCTTTTGAACTTCTTCGTTTAGAAACATTATAGTCCCTCCTCTGGGGTTGTGATATTTATATTTATAAAAATTTATTTTTTGGTTGTACGATCGATGGCTTTGATGTAAGTTGACATTTGATTATCAAGTGGAGCATAACCTGGCTGTGCATCTTCAGTCAGAGCACGTGGGTCCGAAACGGACTCCTCATAAAGGAAACCGGTTTGTGTTGCTTTTTTACCAGTGAAGTAATTTTCCTTGATAATTTCTACTTTCTTACGATATTCCTCGATACTATCAAATTCCAGACCCTCGGTGAGGGTGCGAAGCTTTTCTGTTTGAGTTTCAGCAAGGCCCTCACACACTTCGTCAAATGTCGCATCGATAGTTGCTTCATTGACAAGACGCTCGAGTTTGATTTTTTCGCTTAGAGTCTCATCAAGGATTGCGGTTAGCTCATTAACCTGAGTCGCAAGATCCTCGACGATATCTAGTCGATCATTGGGGAGTTCCATAAAGTTTTCGGCAAATAGTGTTCTAAGACCATCGATGAAACCTTCAGTAATGTCGGTGCGTAGTGAATTTTCGATGGCGATGGCATTGGATTCAAACCACTGCTCAACAGCGTAATCTAGGTATTGATCGACCCGCTCGATGAGGGCTTGCTCTTCTGCATGTAGGGCTTCGTCTAGCAATTCTTCAAACTCTTCCTGAAGGCGAGCTTCTTCGATTGAAACGCGGGCGTTAACGGCAGCTTCGAAAAGCGTAGCGGCCTTTTCGCGGAATTCTTCTGACAATTCATCTTCTGCAAACAGTTCAGCAACGTCTTCCTTGATTGCGGCGGACGGCTTCATTTTGATTGAAGCAGCGTTTTTAGCAGCATCGCCAGCACTGTTTAGGTCAGCGTTGGGGCCAAACTGTGATAGGGAGTCAGCAAATTTGTTGATATCGTCTTTTGACATACCACCCATAGCGGCCATAACAGCAGCCATTGCTTGTGACTTGGTTGCACCAAGGTCGCCGCCGCCTGTTCCGCCGCCAGGCTTAAGAGTTTGCATTGCAGGCGAAAGCTCTGCTTCGGTGAAAGTTGCGTCTGCTTCTGATTTCGGCGCAGATTTTGTGGTTGCCATTGGAAACTCCCTTGGTGTCATTTATTAGTTTGATGATATTTATAAAAGTTAAAATTTAGACATTCTGTTCAGGAATGTTTCGAAGATTTTCAGTTTTCTCGAATGAAGTTCCCTTGAGGCACAAGCCTGTTCGATTTGCATTTTAGCTTTACGGGCAACCAAAACGTCATTTTCCCACACCCAATCGACACCTTCCATGATGCCATTAACAAAAGCATCAGGTGCTGATGGGTCAGCAACAATATCTGCTGCAGTTGCAAGGTGAAAGTCTTCCTTGACGTAGCGAATGCCATTTTTTTCTTCCAGAGTGCCCATGCCGCGCGAAGAAACGCCTAGTGAGACGCCGTCGTTAATAAGACCCTTTGCGATGTTGCCCGCGGGTGTGTCCATCAGTTTTGCCCGGCCGACAAAATTTGTGCCTTCTTTTTTAAGGCTGGTAATCATGTGCGAAACGCGATCAAGGTTGATAGCAGGACCCGATGGATGCCCGAGTTCGCCTAAAGCACGATTGGTTTTGATATATGCGTTTGTGTATCGCTCGACTTCTTTTTCCATAATTTCGGAAGGATACCAGCGACCGTTTCGGTTGACAATATCACTTTGCAAAAAGATACCTTCGATGAAAACGTTCTTTTTTCCGTCTTCACGCACTTCGGTGATTGTTTTTACATCTTCTAGCAACTCGGTGATCAGTTTCATTTCAGATGTCCTTAGTTGTTTTGTGCGTAAGCAGTAGGCATTGTGCCCTGCTTTTGAATTTCGACAATCAGGGTGCCCGCGGTAGACCCCACCAAGTTAGCAACAAGTGTTGCTGTTGGGTCGAGCTTTATAGGATTACCATTACCAGCAAAATCCAAATATGCGGTCGAATCAAAAATAGAAACTAGGTTAGCCCCACGCTTAACAGACCAATAGGCACCATTACCCGAAGGTGAACCGCACCACACTTGTGTGATGTAACCCCCTGTGATAACTTCATCACCCACAGCAAGGTCGCTGGTGGTTGAGTTTCCTGCGACGTTAACAGTAGCATTGCCGACCAACAAAACTGTAGCCGACAGGTTTTTTCTGTTAATCATTACAGTTCCGTTAGCAATAGGCATTTCTATTCATCCCTGTTTGATAGCGCGAAATTCAACATCCTATCAAATCCCTCGATTGAAGATGTGGCTTCTTCGATGAATTTAATTTCGTTTTCTTCAGAAAGGTGTGGAAGAATCTCTGAAAACAATTCTGCTTCTGCAGCGGAAACAACATGAGTTTCGTCGTCTTCAAAAACAATTTCAGCACCTTCAGCGACTCTTGAGCGAAGCAAATGAAAATCATGTGCATCGATCTTGCCGTTTTTATTGGCATCGATCTTATGCTGCTTGCCCTTCAGCGCCTTTGCTTTGTCATCACGATACGCCTGTGTACGTTGTGCAAGGGTGCCGACTCGAGTTTTATCCTCATACACTGCTTCATCAGCACCGGTGTCGTAACCCTTGCGCTCTTTTTTCCGCTGGATGGTTTTGACGTTTGATGCTTTGAAAACATCATCGCCGTTTCCGTTTCGATCCGCAGTTACCTCTTTGGTGTGCTTGTCAATGAACCTCTGTTCATCGGGCGATTTGACCTTTAGGTAGCTTGCTTCTTCTAGGAATTGATTAAGCGTCTTCGGCATCAAGAGCGTCCTCATACTCGGGGTCAAATTCTTCGTCGTCCAGATCAACGTCCTCGTCGTCTAGGTCAATATCATCAACATCGATATCTTCCCAGTCTGCGGCGGTCCACTCATCATCGCCGTCATCTTCATCTTCATCAGCGGGATCCTCTTCCTCGAGCTCATCCGCTTCATTGAACATGGTGCTTGCGAGCATCACCTTGAATTCGTCAAGCTTTGCGACCGCCTTTTCCTTCATGACGGCATCAAATGCAGCCATAACCCCGGTAGGAGATTCTGTTGCTGCAGCCTCTACGATATCACTTACAGTGTATTCCATTTTCTTATCTCCGTGGTTGTAGTGTTTGTTGATCGTTTGGTTTATTTATATCTTCTGAACCTTCAGGTGCGTCAGGAAGTGCTTGCTTTTCGGTTTCTATCTCTTTATCGATTTTTTCGATTTCTTCATCTTGTTGGCGCAATACATTTTTCCGAACCCAGTCGTTTGAATAGAAGCGCCCGACATAGTCGTCTATATCACGTAGAACAGAGATGCGATCTCTCAAGACTTCGGTCTCTTTAAGCTCTGCAAAATAATTATCAGCGGCATACTGATATCTAATTGTGGATGCGAATTCGGGCCATTCTTCACTGGACACTACTTTTTTCAGCACCAGCTGCTTTTCGAGTATCTTGGTAAATAACGATGAAAATTTCAAGCGCAGTCGTTGACAGAATTTGGCGAATTTGATTTCATCACGAGTAATTTCTGTTGCGCGGCCGATGCTATAAGTCGCTTCAGGTTGTAGGCGCCCAACGGGCACATTCAGCGATTTGAGTAGTTTTTGCTGAAAATATGTCACATCGTCCATTTGTCCGAGATTTTGGCCGCCCGGGAGTGTAGTGATTTCAGTTCCCTTGCCGCCTTCACGGCGTGGTAGCCAGAAATCCTCAAGCATGGTCATAAATTTACGATCATCTCTAACTTCACCCGTGGAGGAGTCGTATACGACCTTGTTTTTGAACTTGGTCATGATATCGCGAAGATACTGTTCAGCCTTAATTTTCGGCAAATTGCCTACGTCAATGTAAAAAATTCTTCTTTCAGGCGCGCGAGAGATACGATAGATAACAAGAGAGTCCTCAAGAGACCTTAATTGGTTCAGCGGCTTGATTGCTTTATGCAAGTAGGATTGCACTAAGTCGCCGTGTGGATTCATTAGGCCACTAGGACAGTAAACAATAGAATCCTTGGCAATCTTGAGACCAGTATTCTGTGCTGTATATCCCTGAGTTGGTACTGACTTCACAAAGCCTTTATCGTTGTAAATATAGTATTCTTGCCCATCTTGAGCGAGAGTAATGCCTTTTTCTTTCTTTGTTTTAGTTTCGCGAACCTTACGAATTTTTCGAGGATCAACATAGCGTAGTTCTTTGATGCCTTCCTCGGGGTTTTTCTTATCAATAATAGCGTGATAATACAACCGACCGTCAACATACCAGCGCTTAAACACTTCATAAGCTAGTTGGTCAAACTCTAGAAGTTGCAAAACTTCATTGAATTCTTCAATAATTCTTTTTTTGATCTTATCAGGTTGTTGCAGATCGTCAAGGACCAAGGTAATAATTTTATCGCCGGGTGATGAAACAATGACTTCATTAACAATATCATCAATCGCTGAATCTAGCTCAGGATGTTGAGCCATTTCACGATATTTGTTAACCAATTCAGTTTCAGTTCTAATCGCACCGTCAAGATCGATATATGTGCCATACACCCCGCCCGCC